CGAGGACATGGCGAAAAGCCCCTCGTGAGGGAGATCGAGATATCTCGTGGATAACCATGAAAGTTAAAGGCAATCCAATGTCTTACTCTCATCGGGAGATCTACCCAACGCTGTACTACACTGACAAAGCTGTGACAAAACAGGGAGTGGTCATGGAAGTCTTACATAGATTTGACAACCAATTGAGCCGCTATGTTTTGGTCCGCTTTGATTTGGCTGAGACATTCGAGCGAGAAACACTTCCTCCTGCAGAGGAAATGTCGGAGCTCGACTACTCTTGCATAGATGGGACTGAGGCTTCTAACACTGACATGTTCAAATGTGCAGTGTGTTTTGAGCTCACCTGTATCTGTGTTGCCAGCCAAACTGGAATTCATGAGCACACTTGTGCGTGGTGTCATTCACCATATGTGCATGATCATAGGTTCAAGCGACCAGACCATGCCCAATTTGAATTCCAGTGCCCAAACCCCGATTGCACCATGCATTTCATGAAAGGTAGTGAGGAAGAACAGAAAAATCCCACTAAAGCTAAGCTTTTGCAGATCAGCAAACCTGTCGTGAAATCAAAAATGGTGGAGAAAGCTTTTGCTGAAATCAAGCTCCAGGAGTTTGATGTCGCAAACTTTGAATCGGGGAAGGTCTTCTTTGCGAAGGACCATAAAGACCAACCAGTTGCATTTAAAGTAGTGGCGGGAACTATTAAGGCCCACACACTATTTAAAATGCGTGGTTACATGCCGTTGCGCTACAACTACGAACAACTGTCTATTCCTGATGAGGAGTTCAGTGTGGTAGTTGAGTATAAGGTCTTTATGAACATAATTCGCAAGTTATTGAGAGCTAAGGAGATAACACAATCGGTAATTGTGGAAAATATCGCCAGCTCTCTTAACAATGACACTAATATTGACAATCGCTACTTTCCTATTTTGATGAAAGCAGCTTTGCAAGCGGCACTCAATATTGAGGCGCAGGCGTTAGTGTTGTATGAAGATCTTTCAACCACCATCTTGAATGGGATTAAACGGCAAGAGTATACTACAAAAACTCTTAATGCCCCCATCAAGAAACTTTTATCAAATGTGTTTGGTGATACTCACACAAGTACACCAACCGATTTTGAAAAAGGCACCAAGAAATCCCTCGTTAAACAGTTTGCATCAGGTGCAGCCGAGGGGGTGAAGCAGGTGGTTAAGACTGCAAAGGAAGCTGTCATTCATAAGTGGAATAGCGCTTATGATGAACAACAGTTCCGCGGTCTTATAGGCAGGACAGAACGGAAACCCATTGTTGTGCCCGAATCGCACAAGGAAATGAAACGCCAAATGGATGAGAGTTTTATTCAAGGCTCCAACAATCAGATTGTTGAAGTTGATGAATCGAACCTGTCGGACGAGGATTTATTCCACGAACGACCTCCAAAGGGCATGATCGAGGAGGCTAAAGAAGGGTCTCGCTACACAGACCCTTTCTCCGAAGATTCTTTCCTTGCGAAATTCGAGCCCTCGAAGGGCCCGGAGCGTGTCGACTTCCATTAGGAAGTCGGCACATCTCTCTCCACCACCAAACTAACTGCCAAAGGTTTGGTTTTGTATAACTCTATTTGTATACAAAAGCGTCATCATGTAGACGTGGTGGGAAATATGGCAGAGGGAGTAAAATGGGATGTTAAAATACCAACCAACTTGTCAATTACTGACTACATTGAGTTAAAATGTAGTAGAGATGATCCTGGCATGTTGGGGATTTTAAATCGAATACCCACACTTCCTGAGGTTGTAATATATCATAACTGCCCTGCGGCAGTCTATAGTGCGGCTATTAGGCATACACTTGAAGTGCCTAAACCCACGAAAGATTACGCCTCTACCTTCAATAGATGGTTTGACCACATTTGGGAAACAGAGATCTTGCCGATTCTGGATAAATTCACTTATTCCCATAATGCTTGGTTCAACACCCTGTCGTCCTCTCAACAACGAGGGTCTATGAAGGTCGTCGAACAAGGAAACCTGTGGAGTGAACCTAATTCACGCAATCCACGGGGACCATATACCATTTTTCCCAAATTAGAAAAATTGGCAGATGAGAATGGTTTTGGGGCGTTTACTGATCAAGTTGGTGACCCTGGGTCTCTACCAAAATTTCGGGCTGTTGAAGGCCCGACTGATTTTTGGAAGGAGATCTTAGGTCCGATCAGCAAACGGCTCAACATCTTATTTGGCGAACAATTCTTTGGTTATTGCTCGGGCAAGAACTGGGAGGAAATGGAGAAGGAGTACCGCGCAGCTTATATGCGCGCCTTTTTATGGTTGTTCAAGGGTGACATGTCTGCATTAGACCGGTCTATGACAGAATTAGCTAAAAATACTGTCAATCGTGTCTATAATTACTTAACACCCTTAATTACGCACTGTAGTCCTGAAGTTTGGTTAGCTTGTATTAATCAAGCAATTTTTATTGCCGAACTTTACTTTACTGAAAGCAAAGATCGTAAATCTTTGGGAAAGTTTGCAGTGCCCCATACCCGTATGACTGGTGATCCCGATACCACTTTTGGAAACACTTTTTGGGTCACTTTGTCTATTCGGTTTGTGTTAGAACATGATTTGGGTTGGTTGCCTAGGGAGTATGCATTATGGGTTAAAGGGGATGATTTCTCTGTGGCCTACGATGATTTCCCGAAAGAAACCATCAAAGCAGCGTTCACTAATCGGTTTGCACCGAACATAACACCGAAGTATTATGGGAATGGAATGGTCCTCAAGCTGTTGGAGTTCACTCAACTCCAGTACAACGATTTCTGCTCAACAGAAACGTTTTTCTGTGGCGTTTGTAAAAGGTTTCATATAACCCGTCAGTTAATGCGTTTTTTAACATTAACACCTTACAGCCAAACAGCTTTATCGCTAACTCAACAGCAATTGGATTATTATTGCCATCAGTTAGCCACTGCAAATTCACTTTGGATCCACAATTTGCCAATATTTCGTGTCATGAATAACAAATTATTCAGACCAAATGCAAAACCAGTGAATTTGCCAAATGCAAAGCCTAAATTCCATCGAGATGTGTCAGACGAGGAAGCTTTGCTATATGGACATAAGCAATCACTGTCAAACCATGAGGCCTTTTTACGTTCATTTGAAAAGAACTATCACTCGATGTTAGATCGAGTGAGTGGGCCAATGGGCGATTGCTGTGTCGAGTCCTACTATACTTATCTTGAACAAATGTATGGAGTAGGAAAGAGTCAAGTCGATCAGGTAGAGATTGATTTGGCAAGGGATCAACCTAATGGGTTGATATTGGGAGAGATGTTGTCGACCTACAGACAGCGCAAGGCCACCAATGTGGAGGCTTTGTGGTAGTGTCTTGATTTGCTGGGCCTTTTAAGATTGAATTGATTAGGCTAACCTGAACGTGGATTAATCCGTACCACTAACCCAGAACGAAGTGGGGTGTTCAGCGTCGATGCCAATCACTGGCCCGCAAAACAAACATGTGGTTATCCCGAACCACGGTCCAAATGTATATGCTCATTACCCTCAAATGTGAGCTTTCTACTTTCTTGCATATAGATGATGCAG